ACATAATGAACATAGTGTTAAGTAGAAATATACGACAATATGCGTTTATCTAGTATTCATGCGCCATGCTAGGAGAGTGGTCACTTACTAACCGATTCTGCCTGACTGATTAGGGTTTACCCCCCCCCTTCGATCTGCGCGACGGGGCTGGCTGAAACTGCACCCCGACAGATACCGAACCCACACCCCCCCCACACCCCCCTCCCCACAGCACCACTCTCCCACAAAAAAAATAAAAAAAATCAAGGCACAATCCTGACATGACGACAGAATCAACTGCACCAGTACAAAAGAAACTACACCCCGATGTGGTGGCAAAGATAGACCGCATCCAAGACAAGAGAGAAGACGAACTCAGCAAAAATCCCTTTGTTGCGTTCACCATCCGCTACAAAAACAACCCCGTCCTCTTCGTCAGGGAAGTCCTCAAGGCGAACCCCGACACTTGGCAAGAGACATTCCTAATGCACATCGCAAAGGGCAACCGCAGAATATCGGTCAGATCAGGGCATGGCGTAGGCAAGTCCACAGCAGCGAGCTGGGCGATCATCTGGTATCTACTCTTGCGCTATCCAGTCAAGGTGGTGGTAACAGCCCCCACATCCAGCCAGCTATACGACGCACTCTTTGCGGAACTAAAGCGCTGGGTCAAAGAACTGCCTGAGACCTTGAGGGATATGCTCGAAGTCAAGCAGGACAGGATCGAGGTCAAGGAAGCAGCGACAGAGGCTTTCGTGTCCGCAAGGACATCGAGGGCAGAGCAGCCCGAAGCCCTGCAAGGTGTCCACTCAGAGAATGTGATGCTGGTGGCTGACGAGGCATCTGGCATCCCAGAGGCTGTCTTTGAGGCTGCTGCTGGCTCAATGTCTGGACACAATGCCGTGACCCTACTGCTGGGCAACCCTGTACGCTCTAGCGGATTCTTTTACGACACCCAGAACCGACTGGCGAACGATTGGGTGACGATGAAAGTCTCTTGCGTTGACTCTCCAAGGGTCAGCGATGCCTATGTCGAAGAGATGAAGTCGCGGTACGGGGAAGAGTCGAATGCATACCGAATAAGGGTACTGGGCGAGTTTCCAAGGTCAGACGACGACACGATCATCCCGATGGAACTCTTGGAGCTGGCAAAACACCGCGATGTCGAGACATCTCAGCACGCCAAACTGATCTGGGGCTTGGATGTCGCACGCTTTGGTGGCGACAGGTCTGCACTCTCAAAGCGCCAAGGCAACGCACTCATCGAACCCACGAAGATTTGGAAAAACCTCGACTTGATGCAACTCACAGGCGCTGTCGTCGCAGAGTGGGAAGCATTACCGCCAAGCCAGAGACCGCACGAGATCATGGTGGACTCGATTGGTCTTGGCGCTGGTGTAGTAGACCGTCTCAGAGAACTTGGGTTGCCAGCTAGGGGCATCAATGTCTCCGAGTCCCCCGCGATGGGTACGACTTACAGGAATCTACGGGCAGAGCTTTGGTACAAGTGCAAGGCGTGGTTCGAGGCGCGTGACTGTCGTATCCCCAATGACGAGGAGCTGGTGGCTGAATTGGCTACTGTCAGGTACTTCTTTAGCAGCTCAGGAAAGATGCAGGTCGAGGGCAAGGACGACATTAGAAAGCGTGGCTTGAAGTCACCCGACAAGGCTGACTCGTTTGTGTTGACCTTTGCGTCCGATGCTGCCGTCTCGATGTTTGGTGCGAATACGAGTCAGAAGTGGTCTCAACCGTTGAAAAGAAACCTGTCAAGGGTTGCATAATTCGTCTATCCCATTTCAAGGAGTAACTGACATGATGAAGAAGACAAAGACAGAGAAGAAAATCTCTAAGGTTTACAACGAATTCAAGGCAGGTAAGTTGCACTCAGGCAAGGGCGGTCCAGTCGTCAAGAGCAAGGCTCAAGGTTTGGCTATTGCGTTGTCTTCTGCTGGCGTGAAGCCTAAGAAGGGAATGAAATAATGGCAACCTCATACCCAAAGAGCTTACAAGGCGCAATGGATCAGATGATGTCTGACAGCGACACCAGCGAGTGTCCAGCGCCAACGCAAGACATCACCCTTAACTTAAAAAACCGCGCTAAGGCGATCACGGCTGCGAAGTACGGTCCTGAGAATCCAGCACTACCTAACACGCCATTCTGGGCAAAGAAGGCAGACGCATGGGATGTGACTGTGGACGATGCCAAGCAATCCCTTTGCGGGAACTGCGCAGCGTTCAATGTCTCCGAAGACATCAAAGAGTGCATTGCACAGGGCATCGGCAACGAGGCTGACCCGTGGGGAACTATCAAACTCGCTGACCTTGGATATTGCGAGATATTCGACTTCAAGTGCGCAGCGTCTAGAACCTGTGATGCTTGGGTTGTTGGTGGTCCTAATACTGGCGAAGCCAAGGACGAGGACATGGAAGAGGGCGAAGACTACGAGGAAAAATCATGAAAACTGGACTTTACGCAAATATCAATGCCAAGCAAAAGCGCATCGCTGCTGGCTCTGGCGAGAAGATGAACAAAGTCGGCTCTAAGGCAGCACCGTCTGCTGCCGACTTCAAGGCTGCTGCAAAGACAGCCAAGAAGCCGAAGGCTAAGAAGTGAGTGCAGCTTGGCAGAGGAAAGAGGGCAAGTCACCAACTGGTGGCTTGAACGCTAAAGGTCGTGCCTCCGCGAAAGCCGAAGGCATGAACCTCAAGCCCCCTGTCAAGTCTGGAGATAACCCAAGGCGAGCGAGTTTCTTAGCTCGCATGGCGGGAAATGCTGGACCAGAGTACAAGGACGGTGAAAAGACCCGTCTTCTCTTGAGTCTCAACGCATGGGGTGCTAGTTCAAAGGCAGACGCCAAAAAGAAGGCGATGGCTATTAGCTCTAGGAATAAGGCTAAGAAGTGATCCCGATCTGCATATCGACTGTCAACGGCAAAGGTTTGCCAGTTCTATTGGAGTCCATCAAGCAATACGCACCAGAGGCATTTGTTTACTTGCGTGGCACAGAGAGAGTTGTCTCTGGGTACAAGAACGCAAGGCTTATCTTTGGCGAACCCCGTAACTTTGGCGACGATTACAACGAAGTAATCGACGACGCTCTGAAGTACGCACAGGCGTGCATTGTCTGCAACGACGATGTAGTCTTGACACCGAACTCTTACCAGCGACTCTTGGAAGATGTGGAAGTGATCCGCGAGCTGGAGGTCAATGTCGGCTGGGTAGGCGCAAGAAGTGACTATGTAAGACCTGCGCAGAACATTCGCTACAACCCTGACGGTGATCACCTAGAGATGTGCAGGTTCAAGTCTGAGCAGTTCATTCGCCATGCCAGCGCCATCGCACCGATCTTTGCGTACATCTCTAGAGACGCATGGCATCACGGCAGATTCCCCCCAATTAACTGGTTTTCTGACGATGTGAGCTGCGCAGACCTCAGTAATCAGGGCTACGAGCACTTTGTCTCTAGCGCCTATGTCCATCATGTCGGCAGCCAGACAACTGGCGACAACTCAAAACAACTAACTGCCGAGGCAATGCCTTGGGTCAAGGAGCACCGTCCCCAGTATGCACAACGATTCTTTGGTTCTTAATCTAGGCTCTGGCAAGGACTTTCGAGAGGACTGCATCAACGCAGATATACAACTGCGCGTCAAGCACGACTGGTTACTCGACATCTGCAATGTGCCTTGGGGCGACGCGATCTCCACAAGGCTCGGTGACTTCGAGGTGCAGCCAGAGATGTTTGACGCAATACTGGCGAATGATGTGCTGGAGCACCTGCCTGATCTGGTGGGTGCGATGACGAGCTGTAAGAAGTTATTGAAAGCTGGTGGCGAGATGCGCATCCATGTGCCTTATGACTTGAGTTATGGCGCGTGGCAAGACCCGACGCATCTACGCGCATTCAACGAAAAGTCGTGGCTTTATTACACCGACTGGCATTGGTATCTTGGGTGGGAAGATCGGTTTTACATGACGCACTTGGAATTTAGGTTAAATCCCATCGCACAAGACCTAAAATTGACGCAAGAAGAACTGTTAAGGACTCCGCGAGCTGTGGACTCCATGTATGTCGTATTGCAAAAGGGCAAAAAATGAACATTACCAACGAGCTGGGATTGAGCACCGACATCGCGTCACAGATTGACCCGACGCTCACCCCTATGACAGACACCGACTTAGAAGCAATCATGGGTCAAGAGATCACAGACGCTGTGAGCTACATCGACTCCGATCTGTCCCCTATCCGCGCTCGCGGTACTGAATACTATCGTGGCGATCCCTTCGGTAACGAGGAAGATGGACGCTCGCAAGTCGTGGCGATGGAGGTGCGTGACACCGTGTCTGCCATGCTGCCGTCCTTGATGCGTGTGTTTTTCTCTACCGAGAACACGGTGGAGTTTGTGCCTCGCGGTCCAGAGGATGTAGAAAACGCACAGCAAGCCACAGACTACTGCAACTATGTTTTTAACAATGACAACAACGGTTTTATGGTGGCATACGCCACATTTAAAGACGCTCTTGTCAGGAAGTGTGGCATTGTCAAGGCTTGGATTGAGGACACCGAGTCTGTCCGAATCGAAGAATATTCGGGTCTAGATGACCAGACCTTGCAGATCGTCATGCAAGAGGGTGATGCCGATGTGAAGATCGTTGCGAGTTACCCAGACGAGACCATGCAAGGCGCGATGCAGATCGATCCGATGACGGGTCAACCCATGCCCCCAGCCATGATCCATGATGTGCAGATCAAGCGCAAGGTAACTGACAAGCGTATCCATGTGGCGTGCTTACCGCCAGAAGAATTGCTTTTGTCTCGTCAAGCAATGTCATTCAAGGACGCACCTTTTATCGGTCACCGCAAGATGGCAACTGTGGCTGAGTTGATCTCTATGGGATACGACGAAGACGAGGTGATGGACTATATTGGATCGTCCGACTTGAACGACAACGAGGAGGCTCTGGCTCGCGCACCGTTGGCAAATAACCAGTATTTCAATGAGAGCGCTAATCCGATGATGCAGCGCGTTCTCTATGTCGAGGGCTACGCTAAGGTTGACTTTGATGGCGACGGTATCCCTGAGCTGAGGAAGATGTGCTTCATGGGTGCTGGCTACAAGATGGTTCGCAATCTTCCAGCGTCATACATCCCGTTTATTGAGTTTCCTTGCGATCCAGAACCCCACACATCACCACTTGAGGCGATGTCGATCTTTGACATTACTAGAGACTTACAAGAGATTAAGTCTGAAGTCATGCGCAATACCTTGGATTCGCTGGCGCAGTCTATCCATCCCCGCACCGTGATCGTTGAGGGTCAGGTCAACATTGACGATGCCTTGAACAACGAGACTGGCGCAATCATTCGTGCGCGTGCTCCGAACATGGTGCAGCCGTTGGTGACACCATTCGTCGGTCAGGCTGCTTTCCCTGTCCTTGCGTACTTGGACGAGATCAAGGAAGGTCGCACAGGAATGTCCAAGGCATCTATGGGTCTAAACCCAGATGCGTTGCAGTCGAGCACAAAGGCTGCCGTGGCTGCCACAGTAAGCGCCAGCCAAGGACGCATTGAGCTGACTGCTCGCTTAATGGCTGAAGGCATGAGGGAGCTGTTTAAGACGATTCTTTTCTTGGTCACGACTCACCAAGACAAGCCACGCATGATCCGCTTGCGTAACCGTTGGGTGCAGATTGACCCACGCGGATGGGACAACACGATGGATGTCAACATCAATATCGGTCTGGGAAATGGCGACACCAATGAGCGTATCGCAACCATGATGCAGATACTCGCCAAGCAAGAATCCCTTCTTAACCAATACGGTCTGGATAACCCCGTGGTGTCTCCACAGATGTATGTGCGCACCTTGAAGAAGGTCGTCGAACTCTCAGGATTCAAGGACGCATCGAGTTACTTTGCGGATATTCCAGAAGGATGGAAAGCACCGCAAGCACCACAAAAGCCAAGTCCAGAAGAGGTTTTGGCGCAGGTGCAAGCCGAGTCAATCAAGGCAGACATCCAGAAAAAGGCTGCCGATCTTGAATTACAGCGCCAGAAGATGATGATGGACGACGACTTCAGACGCGATCAAATGAACCAAGATAGACTACTTCGTCAGTACGAACTTGAGTTAAAGTACAACACACAGGTGAGCACCGCGCAAATTGTTGCGGAGCAGAATGTCAACCGAGAGGTTGTAAAAGAGCAAAGTGCGTTGGTACAACAGGCGATGGCGCAAGCCCAGCCAGCACCAATGCAACCCATCAACCCACAAGGAATGGTCTAAGTGAGCAAACAAGAAGAAGATGTAAGAAAAGGCAAGAAGGCTGAGTCGCTAATCGCTGACGAGGCTTTCTCAACTGCTTTACTAAAAATGGAGAATGATGCCGTCTGGTTTTGGAAAGATACGAAACCAGAGGACATCACGAAGAGAGAACACGCTTGGCATATGTTGCGTGCGATTGACAACTTCCGAACCGAGATTTCCAAAATCATGGATAACGGGAAAGTCGCACAGCGCCAGATTGAGCGTGAACAAAAGTCGTTGGTGTAAAGGACTAGGAAATGGAAATAACCCAAACCCCTATGTCTGTGGCTGATGCAGCCAGTGCTCTTGATCAGATGATGTTGCCTATTGATGGAGAACAGCAGAAAACTGACAAGGCGCGTTTGACTGAAGAAGATAATTCCGAGGTCGCGGTCTCTGTCGATGAAGAGTTGGATGTGCAAGACGACGAATCCAATGAAGAAACGACAGAGGAACAGTCTGAAGAAGGTGAAGAAACCGAAGAAGAAGAAAAGCCAGCCGAGGTCTACACCGTCAAAGTTGACGGTAAAGAGGTCGAGGTCACGCTAGACGAACTTCAAAAAGGATATTCCCGTACTCAGGACTACACACGAAAGACGCAACAGATCGCTGAGACCCGTAAGGCTGTCGAGGCAGAGGCTAGTGCGATTCGTGCCGAGCGTGAACAGTACGCCCAGTTATTGGGAGCGTTGAAACAGCAACTTGAGTCAACTGAAGCACCTGTCGATATGGATCGTCTTTATAACGAAGACCCCATTGAGTGGGTGAGACAGTCAGAAGTGATGCGCCAGAAGCAAGACAAACTCGCAGCCATTCAATCCGAACAGCAGCGACTGTCTCAGCTCACAGCGCAACAAAGAGCACAGGAAATGCAAGCTCACCTTGCCACACAGCAAGAAGCCCTGATCCAAGCCGTACCTGAGTGGAAAGATTCCAAGAAGGCACAGGCTGAAAAGGCTCTACTCGTCGAATTCGGCAAAAAGATCGGATTCAGCGATGATGAACTCAAGAATGTCTATGACCACAGAGCTGTCGTTGCGTTGCGTAAAGCAGCGCTCTATGACCAGATGATGTCCAAGCGCGGACAGATCAAGCCAGTCGTCAACAACGGTCCTCGCCCCGCCAAGCCTTCGGCAGCAGGTCGCGTCTCTACAACAACTGAAAGTACACGCGCAAAACAGCGTCTTGCAAAGTCAGGTCGCGTCAATGACGCTGCCTCCGCAATAGAACTTCTTTTGAAATAGGACACTCAAATGGCAATCGTAACCAACACCTTCACCACATTTGATGCAAAGGGTATCCGCGAGGACTTATCCAACATCATCACTAACATCGCTCCCGAAGAGACTCCTTACATGAGCAACATCGGTCGTGAGTCAATCAGCAACTCATTGTTTGAGTGGCAGACTGACACATTGGCTTCTGCTGCTGCTAACAAGCAGTTAGAGGGCGACGATGTAACTTCTTTCGATAGCGTAACTGCTACTGTGCGTCTGCAAAACTACGCTCAGATCAGCCGTAAGACTATCGTCTTGTCTGCAACTGAAGAGACCGTCAACAAGGCTGGTCGTCGCTCTGAATTGGCATACCAAATTGCCAAGCGTAGCGCTGAGTTAAAGCGTGATCAAGAGTTTTCAATGTTGAATGGCGCTGTCGCTGCTGCTGGTAACACCACAACAGCTCGCGGTACTGCTTCATTGCAAGCCTTCATCAAGACTAACTACGATATGCAGACGAACGGTGCTAACCCCACTTACACGACTGTGCCTACTGGCGCTCGTAGTGACGGCAATGTGCGTACCTTTACAGAGACCATCTTGAAGAATGTTATTCAACAAGTTTGGACTTCTGGCGGTACACCAAAAATCTTGATGACTGGTCCAGTCAACAAGCAGCGCGTGTCTGGCTTCTCTGGTATCGCATCTTCACGCTTCAACATTGATGGCGGTGCTCGTCCTGCAACCATCATTGGCGCAGCAGACATTTATGTGTCTGACTTCGGCAATGTGCAAGTCGTGCCTAATCGCTTCCAGCGCGAGCGTGATGCTTTCGTGATCGATCCAGATTACGCAAAAGTCACAACTTTGCGTCCTTACCAACAAGTTGAGTTGGCAAAGACTGGCGACGCTGAAAAGCGTATGCTGATCGTTGAGTGGGGTCACAAAGTGTTGGCAGAGAATGCCCACGGCATTGCTGCTGACTTGGTTACTTCTTAATTGAACTAACGAAGGGTCTGGGGAAACTCAGACCCTTTTTTTATACATGATTGAAAAAAGACTATTTAGTACAGACGCTGATCAGGGGATCACGCGCACATTTGAATTTGATGATGAAACGAATCAGGCAACGATTCACACGCAGCAAGATGTGACTGCGATCATTGAAGAGAATAAGCAAGAGTACGCACAGGTTGATGAGCGTGCTCGGTGGGGCGAGTGGAGCAGAGTCGCCAGCATCCCGATGTCTATCTACTTCCAGCTCAAGGCTGAAGGCAAGCTAGAAGACGAAGCCTACATGAAGCGTTGGCTTAATGACCCAGAAAACAAGTATTTCAGAACAAGAGCAGGAAAACTATGACTCCAAACTACATTGCGGTATGCACCCCAGCGCGTGACATGGTTCACGCAAATTATGCTTTTTGCATAACCAACATGGTGGCGCACCACACGATTAACACGACTGATGCCGTGTCCTTGAAGATTATGCAAGGGACACTTATCCAGACCCAGCGTGCTGACTTGTGCCTAGACGCAATGGCTGAGGGTTGTACCCATATCTTGTTTGTTGACTCAGACATGACCTTCCCGCAAGACATGATCGAGAGACTCTTGGCGCATGACTTGGATGTCGTGGCAACGAACTGCGCAAGGCGCAGGATGCCGACTGGTCCAACTGCCCAGCGCTATGACGAGAACGGTGAGCGCGTGCTCATCTACACAATGCCAGAGTCCACAGGGATTGAGGAAGTCGGCTCTATCGGCATGGGCGTAATGCTGATCAAGCGCAAGGTCTTTGAGGCTTTAAGCGAACCTTGGTTCGAGACTCCTTGGCGCAATGACAAGCGCGGTTATGTTGGAGAGGATGTTTTCTTCTGTCGTAAAGCACAGGCTGCTGGCTTTAAAATCTACATAGACCATGATGTGTCCAAAGAGATCGGACACATTGGGACATTTGAATTCAAGCACGATCACACTTGGGTGATGCGCGACTTGGAGAAAGCAGAAAAGGCTGAAGATGGCGTTAACAACCTATGCTGAACTGAAGACTTCGGTCGGGGACTGGCTTAATCGCTCAGACCTGACTACTGCTATTCCTGACTTTATTAGTTTGGCAGAGGCTCAGATTGAGCGTAATCTGCGCACCAGACAGATGATCGTGCGTGCTACCGCGTCGATCACTACCGAATACTCCGCAGTACCAGATAACTTCTTGGAAGTTAAGTCTTTCAAGCTCGACACCAATCCAGTCACGCCATTGCAGTTCGAGACTATCGACTCAATGGACACTCTGGCGGTTACATATCGCACATCAACCAAACCTATATTTTTTACCGTTGTGGGTGAGCAGTTTCGCTACCTTCCAGTACCAGATACTGCCTACACGGGCGAATTGATCTATTACGCAAAGTTGAGTAAGTTATCAACTAGCAACACAACTAACTGGCTGCTTACTGCTGCTCCAGATGTTTACTTGTATGGTGCTCTCATGCAAGCAGCTCCTTATCTTCAAGATGATGCGAGAATTACGGTATGGGCATCGATGTACCGAGCTGGTCTTGAAGAGGTTACCAAGGCAGATGACCGTAGCTCTTCAACTGGCGGTGTACTGATCACACGCGCAAGAACTTTGGGATAACAGATGCTAGTAAACACAACAAAAGGCGAGATGGATGCCTCCTTGCTAGAGAAGCGAGAGGGTTCTATCGACACCGACAACGAGACGACGAACTGGGTGGAATATTGGCTAGAAGGCGAGCTTGTGCATCGCTCAGTCCATATGACCTTAAAACGAAATGTGACTGGTGAAGCAGTCGCTCAATCTTTAAGTTAAGGAAATTTATGGCTAACACGCAAGCCCTCTGTACATCTTTCAAGGTTGATTTACTCAACGCTGTACACGCATTTTCTACTAGCGTCCCAGCTCACACAGCAGGTACTGCCGACACATTCAAGGCTGCCTTGTACTTGGCTTCTGCCACAGTCAACGCAACGACAACCGCCTATTCCTCTACTGGTGAGGTGACAGGCACTAACTACACGGCTGGCGGTGCTACGGTGACATTTGGTACAGCGCCAAGCTCTACCAGCACGACAGCATTTGTGACTCCAAGTGCCAGCATCACATACTCCAATGTGACCCTATCGACTGCCTTTGATGCTGTATTGATCTATAACTCAAGCCAGTCAAACAAGGCAGTCAGCGTCCACACCTTCGGTTCACAGACCGTAACGGCTGGAACATTTACCTTAACCATGCCAACGAATGATTCAAGCACAGGCTTGATCAGACTCGCTTAATAAAGAGGCAGCACAATGGCTGCTTACGGCTCTGGCTACTACGGCAAGGGTGTTTATGGCATCGGTAATGTCGTCATTAGTGGCAACTCGTCTACTACTGCGGTTGGCACATTACTAGACGACAGATCAATCCAAGAAGACGGCAATGTCGCCACGGGTAATGTCGGAACGGTCGGCATATCTTTAAGTTTTGCGATTACAGGTAACGATTCAACCTTATCTGTTAACTCACTCTTAGTATCTCCAATTCTCACAGGTAGCTCGTCAACTGGTGCTGTCGGCACATTGTCGCCAGAGACAATATCCTTTGTTGCTATTACTGGTGTTGGCGGTACTGGCTCAGTCGGTAGCGTTACAAATGCTGTATCTATTGCGATAATTGGTGTTGAGGCATCTGGCTCGGTCGGGACAATCATTGGCTTTGGATGGGGTGCAATACCAGACACGGCAGAGACTTGGACGGCAGAGGCAGATACGCCAGAGACTTGGACAGCAATCGCAGACAATTCAGAAACATGGACGCAAGTCCCAGCATGAAGGTGAACTATGGCAGATACCACAACAACCAATCTATTACTAACTAAACCCGAAGTTGGGGCTAGTACAGACACATGGGGTACAAAGATCAATACCGATCTGGACTCGGTAGATGCAATCTTTGCAGCAGCAGGTACTGGAACATCGGTAGGTCTTAATGTTGGCTCTGGTAAGACTTTAACGCTTGCTGGAACAGTCAAGTTTGCTGGATCAACATCAGGTACTACGACAGTCGCAGCAACTGCGGTTGCTGGCACTACCACTTTGACGCTACCAGCAGCAACCGATACCTTAGTCGGTAAGGCAACCACAGATACTCTGACAAATAAGACCCTGACAAGTCCTGTAATTACAACTCCTACGATCAGTTCACTTTCATCTGCATCTGCTACTGCGCTAACTTTGCAGTCTGCTGGCACTACTGCGATTACGGTTAATACTTCACAGAATGTAGGTATTGGCTCTACTACACCTAGTGCGTTTGGTGGATTTAAAACATTGGCGATTGGTGGCGATTCAGGAAGTAGCACAAGTGGCGTACTTCAATTTATCAATAATGGAACAGAGGGTTTGCGTATTGTTGAAGGTTCTACTGCCGTAGAAATAATTGAAAATAGAAACATTGCTATGACTCTTGGTACAAATGCCACAGAGCGTATGCGTCTCGACACTAGCGGTAACTTGCTGGTGGGGACTACAAGTAATCAAGGGGCTGGAGTAACAATATCAGGAGTTCAAGGAAACTCTTTTTGGTTTTCAAAAACAACTAGTTCTGCTGCATATAACCATCTTGTTTTTTCCAATCCTAACGGCAATGTTGGTTTTGTTCAAACAAGTGGTTCTGGAACATCATTTCTAACATCTTCTGACTACCGCTTAAAAGAAAATATTGCACCCATGACGGGTGCATTAGCCAAGGTCGCACAATTAAAACCTGTTACATATAAGTGGAAACTAGATGGTTCTGATGGACAAGGTTTTATTGCTCACGAACTACAAGAAATAGTGCCAGATTGTGTATCTGGCGAAAAAGATGAACTTGATGCTGAAGGAAACCCTAAATACCAAGGCATTGACACATCATTCCTAGTAGCAACACTAACTGCGGCTATACAAGAGGCTAAAGCATTGATAGACACACAAGCCGAAACAATCAACGCACTAACCGCCCGAATCGTGGCTCTTGAGGCTAAATAATGACCTCAGAGCACACAACTGAAGGCGCTGCTGCAATCGTCGCCAAGGTAGCACCTCCAGTTACCGTATCCATTGCGACTGTCGCTGGCTATCAGGTCAGCGAAGTCTTGATCTGGGCGACTCTGATCTACACGGTCTTGATGATCTGCCACAAGCTGTATCAGATTTATAAAGACATAAAGAAGTGATGTGTTTGATCCCATCACCATTGGCGCTGCTTTCAAGGCAATGCAACTGGCGTATGACGGGATCACCTACTGTTGCGATGCCTTGTCTCAAGGCAAGGTCGCTGTACAGAAGATAAAGAAGGCAACCGATGATGCCCAAGCAATCGCAAAGGAAGTCAAAGGGATATGGGGATTCTTTAGTGGATTATTTGGTGGCTCAAAGCCAGCCGAGTCCAAGCCAGCAGCCACAGACGCAAAGCCTGTGGCGAAAAAGAAGGAAGTCTATACAACCCACATCCCTAATGAAGCCGAGATTGTTCAGCAATTCATTAAGCATTTAGGTGCTTTTTTTAGACACCACAAGGAGTTAACCGAGTATGTGGAAATCAAATATGAAGAAGTATTTTCAAGCGTTGATCCAGACCCTGAGACGATTCTGGAACTCTCTGTTTACAAAAACGAACTAGACCAGAGCTATGTCAAGTTGAGTGGAATGATGAGAGGTGCGAATGTGCCTTATCAACTCGGACCACTCTGGGAGAACTACAACAACATCTATTCCAAGGTTCAACTAGAACAGCAAAAACGCAAGGAACAAATTAGAATTAGGAGACAGATAGAGGCTTACAGACAGGAAAGGTTCAGACAAGAAAAGATTGAGCTTGGCATGGGATTGTTTATCACGCTGCTCGTAGTTTCTTGGCTATACGCAGTATGGATAAATTCATTTATCGAAGCATTCTGATCCTTGTGTGTGTAATGCTGACTATTATCTTAATCATCACGCCAGTCTTGATTAGTATGTGGATCAAGATACAAAAAGCCGAGGTGAGGTTGGAGAAAAAAGAGAGACAAATAAACCGACAATTAAGGTTAATGGAAAGGCAAAGCAATGAATGAGTTACTCGGTCTTCTCAAGGGTGTCGCACCCACGCTGGCAATGGCTGTCGCTGGTCCTATGGGTGCTTCTGCTGTTACCGCTCTGGCTAGTAAGTTTGGCGTGTCTGATTCTGTTGATGCCGTTGCAAAGGCTATTGCTGGCGATCCAGCAGCAACTGCGAAGCTGGCAGAAGTAGAAGCCGACTTTGCCAAGGCTGAACTAGAAGCCGTTACAAAGCGCTGGGAAGCAGACATGAAGTCTGACTCCTACCTATCAAAAAACATTCGTCCTATGACCCTTATAGCGATCCTGAGCGCGTATTTTTTATTCGCCATGATGTCTGCTTTTAGTATCAATGTGAACGAGACCTATGTGAAGTTATTGGGTGAGTGGGGTCAACTGATCATGTTGGCTTACTTTGGTGGCAGAACTGTTGAGAAGGTAATGGAGAAACGCAAATGATTGAATTCTTAAAGCAACTATTGCTGGCTAAGGTCAACCGTCCTAAGCCAACTGTGGAAGAGGTCGAGGTTCAAGTCTGGGCATTCGTCGTCAAGTCGATCACCATCATGGTACTTGGCATTGCGTTTGGTACTTTGTGGCTCATCGGCTTTGAGAAGCAAGAGACCGAACTCGCACCAATCGACGCAATATTTCTTGAAATCTTGAAAGCCATTGCCTTTATGGGAGTGGGAACAATGGGTGGTATCTCAGGACGCAAGGCATCAAATGCCATTGCAAAAGCCATTGTGGGAGAAGATGATGCAACTAAGTGAACACTTCACACTTGAGGAGGCAACGCACTCTGATACCGCCACAAGGCTCGGTATAAGCAATCAACCAGACGCACAGCAACTAGAGAACATGAAGGTGGCTGCTGCTGGCATGGAGAAGGTCAGAGAGCTACTTGGTAAGGCTATCAATGTCAACTCATGGATTCGTCTGCCAGAGGTCAATGTGGCGGTGGGCGGTAGCAAGGTATCGAGTCACATGGACGGCTGGGCTATTGACTTTGTATGCAAAGGCTTTGGCACTCCATTAGAAGTTTGCAAGGCTATCGACGCAGCAGGTATCAAGTTTGACCAGATGATCCATGAGTTTGGCGATAAGGGTTGGACTCACATCTCCTTTGCGCCAGCATTGCGTCAGCAAAAGCTCACCATCTTCAGACCTCAGAATAAGTACGCCATCGGTTTGCTGACTCAAGACGAGTACAACAAGGCTGTATGACGAACTTCTACCAGCAGCTCCAGACTCCAGCCGTACCAGACCTGCCTAATCCGCAAGACAGGTATGACCGTCTGACGGTTGCGCAAACGAATGGTGCGTTGCGCACCTTCTTCTTGAAGTTAACCAATGCCTTGCAATCCATTGCGTCACCTCGCGGTGGTAGGTTTCTAAACAACCCTTACGGGGCATTCCAAGACGGCACAGACCAGACGGCAGCCAATACAACGACTGCCTACGCCATAACCTTCGACACAACTGACTTCAACAATGGCGTAACCTTGTCTAACTCGTCAAGGCTTAATGTGTCTCAGGCTGGAATTTATAACATTCAGTTCAGCGTGCAGTTAGTAAACACGACGAATGCGTCTGTGGATGTTGACATCTGGTTTAGAAAGAACGGCACAAACATCGACAAGTCAAACTCACGCTTTGGACTAGCGCCAAGGAAAAGTGCTGGAGACCCATTTCACCTTATTGGTGCAATGAACTTCTTTGTAAGTCTTGACACAAACGACTATGTTCAACTGATGTGGCGCACTTCAGATGTTGGCGCATACATTGAGCACTACGCTGCCAGCTCCACACCAACAAGACCATCTATACCGTCTGTCATTGCGACGGTTACCTTTGTGTCCAATCTTTCAGCATAATTAGACCCTATGGCACTCGTACCAATCAAAATCCCTGCTGGCGTATACCGTAACGGTACTGAGTACCAGTCTGCGGGTCGCTGGTTTGACTCCAATCTAGTCAGATGGTTTGAGAACACGCTAAGACCTTGGGGCGGGTGGCGTAAGCGCTCAACCTCTCAGATGACTGGTGTCAGTCGTGGAATGCTGACATGGCGTACTAACTCTGATGAAAGATACATTGCTGCTGGCACGCCTACAAAGCTCTACGCAATGAGTGAGGGTGGAGTCTTAAAGGACATCACGCCAACAACATTCATATCTGGCATCACAGACGCAACGCTAAAGACTGGTTACGGCTACGGCACTTATGGCTCTTCTGCCTACGGTGTGGCGCGTCCAGATTTAGGTGCAATCATTCCAGCGACTACTTGGTCAATGGACTCATGGGGCGAGTATCTGGTTGCGTGTTCATCTGCCGACGGTCAGCTCCTTGAGTGGCAGTTAGGCTTTACCACGCCAACAAAGGCGGTGGCGATTACTAACGCGCCAACGAGCTGCGAGGCTGTGATGACGACAGCAGAAAGATTTGTCTTTGCTCTTGGCGCGTCAGGAAATCCACGCAAGGTATCTTGGTGTGATCAAGAAAACAATACCGTTTGGACACCATCGGCAACCAATCAGGCAGGTGACTTTGAGATCAATTCAGTCGGCTCAATAAAGTGTGGCAAGCGCGTCCGAGGTATCAATCTAATCTTTACAGATGTCGATGTCCATGTGGCGACATACATCGGTCTGCCTTATGTCTACTCCTTTGAGAAGGCAGGGTCAGGCTGTGGCGTGATCTCCTCACAGGCAGTAGCAGCCATTGATACGGCAGCCATTTGGATGTCTAAGTCAGGCTTCTGGGTATATGACGGCTATGTCAAGCCCTTGGTGTCAGATGTTGGTGACTACATCTTCCAGAACATCAACTACAACCAGTCAAGCAAGGTCTACGCTGTCCACAATAGTAAGTATGGCGAGATCATATGGTTTTACCCGTCTAGCGCCAGCAATGAGAACGACTCCTATGTCGTCTACAACTACCGTGAAGGGCATTGGGCTATTGGCACTTTGGCTCGGACTGCTGGAACTGACAGAGGCGTATTCACCAATCCTTTGATGATCTCAACTGACGGCTACATCTACGAGCACGAAGTCGGATTCACTTACGACGGTGCTGTCCCCTACGCTGAGTCTGGTCCTTACGAGATCGGTGCTGGCGACAACATCATGTCGGTGCGTCGCGTCATACCTGACGAGCAAACGCTAGGTGAGGTCGTTGTGTCCTTCAAGACTCGGATGTACCCGATGGCGACTGAGACGACTTATGGACCGTATACAGCGTCACAACCCACAGATGTGAGATTCGCTGCCAGACAGGTCAAGGTTAGATACACGGGCAATGTCTTAGACGATTGGCGCGTTGGCGTTAACCGTTTTGATGTTGTCGCAATGGGTAAGCGGTGACTTAGAATTGAGTCAAGAATTAAGGGCAGGAAAAGTACCTGTATGTATCCGAGAGGATTACATCTTTTACTTGGAGTTCTTTGAGGGTCTTCTTTGGTTTCACATCGACATCAGAAGATGGTCGGCTGAAGTCAAAAGAGGTTGTCATAGAGACTTTGCTCTTGTGGAGGATTTAATTGGGAAGCCTATCTACGCGCTGATACGCGAAGATGACATCAAACTTGCAAGATTTGCCAAGTCATTTGGCTGGTCTGAGAAATGTCAAATATCACTATTAGACGGATCGAAGGCTTTTATTTACGCTAACGCGTAGCAAGGGAGATGATATGGGTGGAGTCGTAAGCGATATAACTGGTTCTTTAGGCAGCGCCATCAATAATGTTGGGCAAGGTCTTTCACAATCGTTTGAAAAAACAGGAGGTTTTATTGGCGGTAGTGGTGGAATACTTGGACAAATTGAAGGTGGCATTACCGATACGGTTGGTAATGTGTCGGATGTTTTGGCAGAAGTTGACGACGCTATACCGCCAGAAGCCAAGATTGCAGCAGCTATTTATCTGGCAAGTCAAGGTATTCCAACTGGCGCAGAGGGTGGCATATTGTCTGGTGCAAATGCAGCAGTCGCTGCTGACAATGCTTACCTTGCTAGTTCGGCTCTTAGTCAAGCACAGGCCGCTGCTGCTGCTGGTAGTGCTCTCGGTCCTACTACCTACAACGAAGTCCTTAGCCAATTAACGCAATATCCTAGAACTCTTCCTTCAGAATTTAGTACAGCTTTAGGTGACATGGCAGGTACTGGTGCAGGTGGTGGTATTACTTCTGGAGGCATTGGAGGCGCTGCTGGTGCTGGTGCTGCTGCCAGCTCTGTTGCTGCTGCTAATGCTGCTTCTGGCGGTGGCGGTGCTGGAAACTTAGTAAGTGGTGCTCTTAACTTTGCTAAAGAAAACCCATTGGCTGCGCTAGGTATAGGAACAGCAGCAGCCAAGGCTTTGGGCGGTAGCACACCAACATCAAGCACCGCAACAACTAGCATTGACCCAGATGTCAAGGCAGCATATCTACGCAACTTGGAAGAAGCGAGAACGGTTGGAGCTAGTCTAGGACAAAGACAGTTTGCACCATATCCTGAGTACAACTTAGGCATGGTTCAGCAGTACATGAACCCTTACGAGAACCAAGTAGTACAAAACACATTGGCTGACATTGAGCGTGCTCGTCAAGGTCAAATATCTGCTGAAGGCGCAAGGGCTACGGCAGCAGGAGCGTTTGGCGGTACACGCCAAGCAGTCACCAGATCATTGGTAGACGAAGCAGCATTACGCAATGCAGGTAACTTGGCTGCACAACTTCGTCAAGGTGGCTTTGCACAGGCTCAGAACTTAGGCTTGGCACAGCAACAAATGATGCAGCAGTACGAGCAGCAAAAGCTCGATGCAGCTCGCGGTCTAGGACTTGAGAGACTCAATATTGCGCAAGGCGCATTGAGCTTGCAACCTGCAAGGATCGGAGAAAGCACAACATCTCCCATCTATCGAAATCAAGCAGCGTCAGGTCTTGGCGGTGCTTTGGGTGGCGCTCAACTTGGTAAGTTAATCGGTGGAACTGCTAATCCTGAGTATGCTGGCTATGGTGCTGCTGCTGGCGGTCTGCTTGGATTCTTAGGTTAAGGAGTAAATGATGGCAACAATGCAAGACTTTGGCGGTTTACTCTTTGGCGGTGGTGGTACTGGACTTGAAGACTATCTAAGTGCAGACCAGCAAAGTGGAATTAGAAACCAAGCAATGCTGCAAGCAGCAGCAGCGCTCTTACAGGCTGGCGGTCCAAGTCGCACACCTATCTCTTTAGGTCAAGCACTTGGCGGTGCTTTGCAAGCAGGTTCTCAGGGCTATCAGCAAGCACAGCAGGGTGCTGTCCAGAGTTTGTTGACACGACAGAAACTAATGGAAGCCAAGCGTATGGAAGACTTCCGCAGAGCTTTGCAAACGCAACAAATGCAACCGCAAATGGGTGGTGGTGGTGGTGAAGTCACAACGATCACACCAGATCAAGCCATATCTATGGAGGGTCTACCTGCTGGTCCTACCGTTGCGCGTGCAAACTTAATTGGTCAACAAGTCAGAATGCCAGCGCCACAAATGTCTGAGCAAGATATGTTGTATCAAGACGCAATGAATAAATACAAAATTGCTGAAAGATATGGAATGTCTGAAGAGGCATCTAAGTATCTTGAGAAGGCTCAAAAAATCAAGCCAATGGAAAAGGTATCAGGCGCACCATTTGAGGTGACTGATGCAACGACTGGCAAGCCAATCATGGTGCAACAGTTTGATACTGGTCGTCTGCAAACCGTTACTGGATTTGGTCCAAAGCGTGATGTTGTATTGCAAAACCTTGGCGGTCGTACTGTTGCTATTGATAAGTCTCAACTTAAAGGTGGTGAGACATACACACAAACTCTTGCACCTCAAATTGTTGGTGGTGCAGAAGCTGGTGGTTACTTCCAAGTTGGCGGTGGTGGCGGTATGGGTGGCGGTGCTCCTCGTCCTACTGGCGCACCTTCTACAACTGCACCTACTGGTGGTGCTGGCGCACCTCAAGCAGCGCCTACTGGACCACAACCATTGATCCCGATCATTCCATTGCAAGGCAAGACATTTGGAAATGAGAAAGACTTGCGTAATGAATTTCAAGCGCAAGTCAAGCCTTATGTTGAACTTGGTCAAGCGTATCAAAAGATTGAAACCGCAGCGAAGAATCCTTCCCCTGCTGGTGACATCGCTATGGTGTACGGCTTTATGAAGGTTCTAGACCCATCGTCTGTTGTGCGTGAGGGTGAATTCGCCACAGCTCAGAACGCTGGAAGCGTACCTGATTCGGTACGCAATATGTACAACAAGGCTTTAAGTGGTGAGCGTCTCAACGAGAAGATTCGCTCTGATTTCTTACAGCAAGCCAGAAACCTTGTTGAGTCTCAGCGCGTAATGTCTAACGACTTAATGAGTCGCTATACCGAAGTCGCAAAGAACTACAAACTTGATCCTAATCAGGTTGTATTCGATCCATTCAAGCGTGTACAGACACCAGAGCAGATCATTGGTGGCGCAACCACAACAAACATTCCGCAGACTCGTCAAGAGTGGTGGCAGAGATTTAATCTAAGAAAACCAAACGAGTAGAGGTTACAGATGGCTGATACAAATATTGAACGCGTCCAGCAAAATGTCAAAACCTTGCAGCAGCAAGGTCAGTCACCTGAGATGGTTGCCTCCTACTTAAAGTCTGAGGGATTTTCTATATCACGCTATGAGCAAGCGATTAAAACCGCAACCAAGGCTGGCGGTGCTCCTATCCCTTCAACCATTGCAGGACCATTCCTACAAGGTTTGACATTCAATACTGCTGACGAGATAGAAGCAGCGTTTAGGGCTGGCGCTATTAGCGGTCCTCAATACGAGCAGATGCTTTCCCGCGTCAGGGCTGGACTCAAGGAATATGGTGAGCAGTATCCTGTACGCTCAACAATGGCAGAGATAGGTGGCGGTTTAGCGCCTGTGGCTGCTGCACTTGGTGCAACATATCTGACTGGTGGCGCAGCAGCTCCTGCACTTGAGGCAACTGGTGCAAGGATGGCGCAGACTATTGCTCAGAAAGCTCCAAGCCTACTGGCTCAAATGGGTCGTGGCGCTGGTTATGGTGTTGCATCAGGCGTTGCGTCTGGTGTCGGTGGAGCTGAAGGCGGTCTACCAAGTCGCGTTACGGGTGGTTTGCTTGGTGGTGGCTTAGGTCTAGGCATGGGTGCAGCAGCTCCTGCTGTCAGTACCGTAGTCGCACCAGTAGGACGCAAGATTGCAAATGTCTTAACAGGCGCTCCAGCACAAACAGCAGAGACTAAGGCGCAGGAGTTGATAGCACGCGCATTGATACGCGAAGGCACAAGTCCTGAGCAGTTAGCTGCGCGTCAGGCTGAGACAGTTCGCATTCTAGGTGGTAGAGATGAGACATTGGCAGACATTGGTGGCGAGTCTATGCGTAGGCTTGCACGCGGTGCGATGGCAGTCCCAAGCGGTGCTCAGACAGATGTGCGTCAGATGCTTGTGGAGCGTGCCGTAGGCGCTGGTCCAAGGATCACCAAAGACATCACAGACTTAACAGCAGTCGGTGCGCGTGACATTGGTGAGGTTGCTGACGAGATCATCAAGACTCGCGCTGAGAAGGCTAGACCTTTGTACGAGCAAGCCTTTGCTGCTGGTGAGGTCTACTCTCCGAAGATTGACGAACTGCTGGCTAAGTCACGCGACATCAAGACAGCCATTGAGAGTGCTCGCGGATTACCGCAATATGCTGATCTACCGCCAAACAGTATGCTGATGCTGGACAAGGCTTACAAGTATGTTGGCGACGCAGCAAACGAGGCTAAAAGAGCTGGCAAGACTACTCGCGCCAATGACTTAAATGACTTGCGTATTGAATTACTCAATGCCATTACAGACAAGCAGACTGGCGTGCCTGTCTATGGTGAGGCAGTCAAGACATTCGCTAGTGAGTCATTGCTTAAAGACGCTCTAGAGGCTGGCTCTAATAAGTTCTTGCGTAAGTCTCCAGCAGAGATTAATCGCGAGTTGGCTAAGTTATCCGACGACGGTGAGCGCCAGATGTATCGACTCGGTGCAGTTCAGTCTTTGCGTGACGAAATATACGGCATGAAGGAGACTGGTGACATTGCTGGCAGATTCATCAATAGTCGTGAGATGCGTGACCGTATGCGCACCGTCTTTAACTCTCAAGGTGAGTACGAGGCATTCGTTAAGAACCTAGAGCGTGAGCGCCAGATGGCTATCACTCGCTCTCGCATTGAGGGTGGTTCACCAACTGCACCTATCCAGCAAGACATTGCTGAGATGGCAGGACCATCACCCACAGACTTGATCGGTGCTGGTGCTCAAATGGCTGGTGGTAATGTGCTTGGTGGTATGACTAACCTCTACCGCCAGCTCGGTCCACGCATCCAAGGCATTGATCAGAATGTCGCAGAAGCCTTATCCCGTAGCGTCTTAAACCCTAGCTTTAACCAGCAACAGCAACTCCTCATGGGAATATCCCCTGTCATGCAAGAACTGCAACGCAGAGCACTAGGCGAGTCCACTCGACGCGCAGGTTACTCAACCTCTGCTGGTGCTGCACCTGCTACTTTATTGGGTGAGTAAATGGCAGACTACTCAGACCCACTTGGTTTGCTGTTTGGCGGGGCTAATTACTTTGGTTCACCGCAAAAGTCGCAAGGCTTATTGCAGATAACTCCGCAAGAGATAGAGCGCATGGCAGCAGCTCAGAGTCCTGCCTTTGGCGTATTTCCGCAGATGCAACCGTATCGGTCTCAGCAAGACATTACGGCAAGCGCCAATGTGCCTGTCGATGTGGCAAGAGGTAGGGTCGCTGGAACGCTTGGATTGTTTGGTGATGTATTTAACCAGCCGATACCAATGGTTAGACCGTTGCAGCTTCTCAGTCAAGCAATGACAGGTCAGCAAAAATATCCTGATACCGAATATTTCCTTGATAACCTGCCATTGAAGTCAGACACACCAGTCGGTAATGTGGCTGGCAGGGTAGGCAGTTTCGCCCCTATCAATCCAATGCCAGCAGTCAGAGGTGCGCAGAAGCTAGGCGGTCTGCTTGGTGAGGAAGTCGCAACAAGGCTATCTACTGGTAGACCTATATTGCCTAGTTTGTTGGCTGAACCTCAGACAGCAATGTTTGCGGTGAACCCAGCAGAGCAAGCAATGACTAGCGGTCTGTTGCAAGCCGAAGTGTCTCCTCTAGGGTTTTACTCAGCAGTCGAGCAGCAAGCGCTCAAGATTCCAAGAAAGCAAGGAACTGGTGAGTCCTTCTTGAATGATCTTCTCAAAGGTCAAGATGTCAAGAAGTACGAGATCGAGGCTATGGGTCTGGATACTTACCTCAAAGGCAAGCCAAATGTGACACGCCAAGAGGTGCAAGACTTTATTGCTAACAATCGAGTTGATGTGCAAGAGGTGAGGTATGGCTCTCTAACTCCAGAAGATCAAGCGCAAAAAGAATTACTTAACAATAGATACAGACAATTAACCGATCAAATTGAAACGGCAAAATTAAGATATGAAGAAGGTGGTATTCCATATAGTGAATTAAGAAAAACAATGAGCGACATTTCAAAAGAAAGAACTGGTATTGAAGAATCACTATCAGCTTTCCAAGGTGAAGCCCCTAAATTCGGTCAATACCAACTTGCTGGCGGTGAAAACTATCGAGAGTTATTGTTGACTTTGCCAGAGAAAACTCCTAAAACATTACCAGAAGGCTATTCTTTACAGTCAATGGCAGATGGAAACTTTACCTTAGTTAGTCCAGATAACATTGGAACAATTATTTATGCAAAATCAAAAGATGATGCTATGGAAGAGGCTATTCGTAGATTTACTAGAAAAGAAGAACCTTATCGCTCATCTCATTTTAAAGACCCAAACATACTAGCCCACATGAGGGTGAATGACCGTGTGGACGCTGAAGGCAAAAAGATGCTATTGATTGAAGAAGTGCAATCAGACTGGCATCAAGCTGGGCGGGAAAGGGGCTATGGTCCAAAAATAGAAAGAATAGTTGAGGCGTATTACGAAACTAAAGATGGTCAAAGAGTTCCCATAGGATATGGAAGAACAAAAGAAGAAGCTGAAGCAAATATAGATGTTGGTTGGAAAAATACAGTAGACATTAAATATGAAACATCGGATAGAAAAGTTGGTGAAGGCGTACCAGACGCACCATTCAAAGACACTTGGTATCAATTAGCACTCAAGAGAGCAATCAAAGAAGCCGTGGATAAGGGCTATGACAGAATTGGTTTGACTACTGGTAAACAACAAGCTGCAAGATATGACTTGAGTAAACAAGTTGATGAGATTGCAGTTCCAATGGTTGATGCTGATGGGTCACGCTCTGTACGAATTGATCCTACTGACGGTACAAGCATTAAGTTAATGGTTGATTCCAAAGGCGTTGTAACTGGATATGGGGCAGGTTCTACTCAATTTAGCGGTAAAAAATTAGATGAAGTCATAGGTAAAGAAATAGCTGAAAAAGTAATGAATGCGGAAGCGAATGCCAAATTCTCAGGATTTGATCTTCAAGTCGGTGGCGAAGGCATGAAGAAGTATTACGACGAGATATATCCAAACTTCTTAAACAAATACGGTAAGAAATATGGTGCGCAGGTTGGTGAGACTAAAGTAAATACCATTAAAGAACGCGCTGAGAACAGCATGATTCCAGCATCAAAGCAAGAAACTGTACGCTACCTAGACATTACGCCAGAGATGAAGAAGGCGGTACAGAAGGGTCAACCTTTGGCTGCTGTCGAAGGCATGACTGGCTTACTGGCGTAATTAAACACGACTTCTCAGCGCAATAAGCTCCAGCACATTAGGATCATTTTCTTGACCCCTTGCTGGTGAGTACAGCGCTCGGTATCTTTCCTCTGCTTGCGGTCTTGGCTCACATAAGTAGTAAACCGCAAGAGACTTGCGTGCAAAGTCTTCTGGGCATTGGACAGGTCGTGAGAGTCCATGTAATGAGTTTGTTGTGTCAAACAAAACAGCACGATTGAATTTAGGCATCACTTCTCTTACTAGATCAGACGGCTCGCTCCACATCCCTAAGTGACCGCCAAAGTCTTTGTGCCAGTCGGGTGTCAGGTACACGATTAAATTCAACCGTCTCTCAAGAAGGAGCTTGGGGTGTATGGAGTAGTCCAGATGCGGGTTTAACTTTCCCCCAAAGATGTGTCTGTGCATACCAGCACCATGCAGACCAGAGTCAGCGTAAAGCGTGCAGCCAGTAAGGTGCTCAATCTGCTGCACAAAGTCTGGCGAGACAAGATGCTGCATTGCTTTGTAGATGCTGGCTGGGAAAGCACCCCAATGATTCATGGTTGACTTGTGCTCAAGTGCGTTGTTGTAATGCACCCAGAAGTCTTGTACCTTGTCAAAGTCTTGAGATATTTGCAGAGCGAGTTGCTCTGGGAAGAAGTCATCAATTACCAAGTGCTTGAATGGGTGCTCGGACTGCCAAGCGAATGTGTGTGTCTTCATATCTCACCAAAGAATGCAGCAGTTAACGGGTCGCGTTTAATCTTGCGTCTGAGTTGGTTCTGCTTGGTTAGTCTTCTTTCCTTTGCGTCTGCATCTTCTTTGGCTCGGTGCTTACGCAACCTTGAGCTGCTGCTCACAGGCTCTGGCTTATCTGCATCGACTCCGATGCCGTAGCGGTAAACAGCAGACCATTGCGTCACGCTGGTCTTACGCCACGACTGGATATGCACCTTGTCGTCCTTGCGCAGCTTGGCGATCATGTCTCTGCTGGACCTGATAGTGCAGAAGAGAATCTCAGCCAGCTCGACTGCCGTGTATCCCTTTTGCGTTATCAGGGCTATGAGTCGAGGCAGTCTGACGGCTTTCATTTGTCGTCGAGTCCAAAGTACAGGACTGCGAACATGACGGCTACTGCAATGACACCGCCAAGGACAAGCAAGACAATCATCGTCAGGATATTTTCAATCATAGTTAAACCCTTTCAGTTTTAACTCAATGTTTTTGGCGGTCTGCTCAATCTCACATCCCCCTTTGCCGTAATGGATACACTCATGTATCTGCTCGTCGGTGAGGGATACCCACGCTCTTTTGTAGGTCTGGATGTCGTCGTCTTCGTCCACAACCTTGCGGTGCGGGACTGATATTCCTATGTGTCGTGTCATGCTGTCTTCTCCTCAATAGCTCTGGCTTTGCGTGACTTTATCTCAAGAACAACCATGTCGAGTGCCTTTTCTAGTTGCGCGATGGTGGTGATCTCTAGCTGCGCGTCATGCAGCTCCATGACATAGTTGATCGCTGTCAGCTCGGATGCCTTCGCCACAAACCGATCATCACGATTGATACCGCGACGCGATAACTCCAGCAAGGCATCCTGACCTTCCTTGATCTCATGCACATACTCATGCCCAATGCCAAGGCGAGAGAGGGCTTCGGAGACATTCAAAGCAGAGATGATGGAGTCAATGTCGTAGCGTTTTGCCTGACCCGTCCTGAGCGCTTCTAGGGCAGAGTGGTTCTTGATCTTGAGATCGAGAACCGCGCTGCCAGTAGCGGAGACTGGTTTAAAGCCATTGATCACCCAAGTGGCGACATCAAGTCTGACACCTTTGGGTTTGTATTTACTTCTTTTTCGCATTTGCTTTGTGCCGTGGGCAGGTGATGCAGGTTACTTTGGGCAGGGACTGGCAGACACCAAGGGTGTCGCACTTGGTCTGAGGTCTCTGCCACGGTGGTGGCTTAACCCATTGCGTCTTAAAGACTGGCTCTGTCATTGCTGCGCAATCATTTGCATCTCTAACTCTTTGACTCGCTCAGTCAGCTCTTTGACGGTCAGCTCTGCAACCTCCAGCTCGTTGCCGTGAGCACGCAAGGACATCTTCATGCCAGCGTCGTATCCAAGCATTGCACCCTTGTGCATTGCCTCTCTGACCAGTTTACCGATGTCTGGTGGCGACATGATTCTGGCTTTGCCTTCGGCAGCTAGGATGTACTTCAGAACCATCTCGTCGATTTTCTTTTCTACTGACATATTAGTTTCCTGTGGTTAAGATAAATCCAATGACACCGACGGTTACGCCAGCAAGGAAGATAAAGACGCAATCAACAAGGCTGATTTTGTTGTCTTGATAAGGTCCATCGACTTCAAAGTTCTCGGTGTAGTTTTGGTGTTTCATTATTCGCTTTCAGAGTTAAGTTGGGTGAGGGCTTCTTCGCAGATGTGATCCACGATGGACTGCATAAGAATGTGGGCGATGTCAATGTCACCGCAATAGGCATTGACAAGATTCATGCACGCTGGGAAGTCTGGCGCTTCCCCGTGGTTTAGTTCTTCTGGTTCATACTCCAAGTGGCAGGTGAGTTCTACACCTTCCACTTCGCAGTTAAATTTGTATAGGGTCTCGGTCATGCTGTCACCTCGTTATTCAAAATTGCTAATGCTTCTTTGGCGCTGGATGCCTCATAGTCACGGCAGATGGCAAGCTCGATGCCGTTGTCGTACACCGCAACCCATGCACCTGACACGGTGCAATTAAGGCGTGGATTGAACTTCTCTTCTTGGCAATAAACTTCTACGATTTTCATAATGGTGTCCTTAAAAGATGGGGCTTTCGCCCCGTTTGGTTTATTTGTTTGCGTTTATGGCTGAGACGGGTATGTAGCCATACTTTTTCCACTCCATCCGAATTAACGGGCTGTATGTGGCTTTGCTGTTGTACGCGTTTGTCATCGCGCTATGAACTTGGTTGCGGATTTTATAAATTTCAGATTTGGTCATGTTGTTCACCTGTTTCGTTGTTGATGAGTGAATCATATCAAACTTGACTACCATGTCAAACAATATTTATTAGACCCTACAACTTTGTCGGGTATTACCGCCATAAAATACATAGTGACAGGGTGTAGTTTCCCTGTCTGCTGTGCCTATGTCTCCGCAACAGGCGCAGTTGCCTTATAGGGGTGAGCGTCAAACCTCACCCCTTTTTTTGTTTGCCTTGTTGAAGTAATCAATTCTAGGTTAACATAGTCAGCATGAACTACTTAACTGAAATAATTGAACGCGCTGAGAAAGCGGGTTTCAAGATGGCTGATATATGCAGAGAGGCTGGCATTGATCAGGCTCAGATGTCACGCTGGATGGCAGGGCATACCGTACCCCTGATCACCTCAATAGAGAAGCTCAGAACCGCCACAGATCGCTTGATCGCATCACGGGTCGAGGCTCTGGGGGTCAAGAATGATTAGACAACTTGGGATTGATGTCGGCAATAACGGTGCTATTGCATTGATCGTTGATGGCATATTGGAGTCTGTCGTCGATATGCCAATCGTCGAGATCAAGCGCGGTAAGACGACAAAGCGCCAAGTGTCTGCGCAAGCCTTGGTCGGTATCCTCAAGGATATGAACCCGACTCATGCAGCAGTCGAGAAGGTCAGCTCAATGCCAAACCAAGGTGTCTCATCCATGTTTGCGTTTGGACGCTCTGCTGGGGTCATTGAGGGTGTTCTGGCAGCACTCCAAGTGCCTGTGACTTATGTCCAGCCAGCAGTCTGGGCTAGGACTATGAACAAGGGTTACGGCAAGGACGCAAGTCGTCACCGCGCAATGGAGTTATTTCCAGACAAGCAGGAGTGGTTTAAGTTGGTTAAGCACGACGGTCGCGCTGAAGCTGTATTGATCGCAATGTGGGGGACTAAACAATGATCGACGAAGAACGCAACGCAATGCGCGAGCACATTGTCTGGCTCACCAAGGAGCTGGAGGACACCAGAACCAAACTCAAGATAAGAGACGAATTGCTGTCTGAGTTACTTAACCCTGACGAGCTGGGTCACGCAGTCACTAACGAGGTGCGCGGTCGCATCTACACACTTTTGCACTTACAGGAAAACAACTAATGATCAAACTACGCCCATCGGCAGCTACACGCTGGCTCTCTTGTCCTGCATCTGTGAGACTTTGTGCCGACATTCCTCACCAGCCAGCAGGAGAGGCTGCGCAGATTGGTACTGCTATACACGAGGTGGCTGAGACTGCATACCTCACCAACGCTTCTCCCTACGACTGGATCGGACAGACGGTCAAGGACATTCTTATCACCGAGCAGAACGCTGACTTTGCAGCAGCTCATGTGAACCACATCAGGGACTTGGAGTTGCGTCTTGGCACATTGAAGGTCGAGCAGTATGTCACCGTGTACAAGGACAAGGACATCGAGCTGGGTGGTACTGCCGATGTGGTGGCGTGGAATGACGAGAAGTCAACCTTAGTCATTGCAGACCTAAAGACTGGCAGAGGATATGTTGACGCTGACTCAGACCAGATGAAGATATACGCTATCGGTGCGATGCGTCACGCAAAGATTGAATTCAGCAACATCGAGTTGTCGATCATTCAACCGCACCACGGTGAACCCCGTACACACAAGATCACATTTAAAGAATTAAACGACTGGGCAGCAAATAGATTAACTCCAGCGATTCAAGCAATCAGACAAGGCGATACAGAACCCACACCGACAGAAGACGGTTGCCAATGGTGTCCAGCAAAAGCAATCTGTCCTGCGCAAAGAAAAGGGTTTGAGGTCATTGCTGCCACACCAAACCTTGCTGTGATGACTAAGGAAGAGATGAAGTCTATGGTGGTTACGCTCACACCAGAGCAGATCGCAGACCTGCTAGAACGCGCACCACTTGTAGAGAAGTTCATTGATGCAGTCAGAGACCATGCAGTCAAACGCATCGAGGCAGGTGAAGTGATCAAGGGCTGGCAGATGCAGCCTAAGCGTGCGTATCGCAAGTGGATCGACGAGAACGACGCAAAGAATCAATTACACGACGCTGGTATCCCTGCGGATAAGTTGGTTACTAGCGAACTAATTAGCCCATCTGAAGCAGCCAAACTCTTACCCAAAGAATCAAAAGACTTAATTGACAAGCTCACCAAGAAAGAGAGTAGTGGTTTAACTCTTGCGCGTGACTATTCTTTAGGTCAATAATCCATTCCCCCAAACCGTTGCCCTGTGCAACATAAACTCGAAAGGCTCAAATGCTTAATCTTTCATCATCATCTGGCGGTGGTAACTACATCCGCTTTATGCCAAGCGCAAACGCATGGCTCAACTCAAACAAGGAGGAATTCACACCAAAGAAAATGGTTGTGGATACTGACTCGTTGCAGACTGGTTGGATGCACCTCGGAGAAGGTGTGCGCGACTGGCAACCAGACGCAAGTCTAGGTAAGAAGGGTGCTCAACCGTCACCTGATCACAAGCGCGGTTTCTCCATCAAGTTCTACAACAAGGAGATGGGACTCGCAGAGTGGTCTGCTAACGGCACAGGTCCGAACATGGGACTTGAGAAGCTGTGGAAGGCAATCGAGGCAGGTCAAGCAGCCAACGCAGGGAAGTACCCAGTCATTGAGTACAAAGGCTCAACGCTAGAGAAGATCGGCAAGGGGACAACAAGAATCCCTAACTTTGATGTGGTGTCTTGGATCGAGAGACCTGCTGGCATGGACGCGGTGGACGACGGCACGCAATCATTTGATAGTGACGGCAAGATCAGCATGGCAGCACCAGCTCCAGCACCAAAGGCAGCGCCTAAGACTGCTTTGGCTCAGGCAGTCGAAGACGACGAGATGTTTTAACTCTTAAGAGAGACGGGGCTGGCTGAGAGGTCAGTCCCGTTTTTTTTCCTCTATGGAAAACACACAAGAATTTTGGATGCTGCTACTGATTGCGTTGGCTCAACGGGTCTACGAGTTGGAGCAGAGATTAGAAGAATTGGAGAGACATGAATGAGTTGGCATTATTTGCGGGGGGGGGGGGAGGAATCCTTGCAGGACATTTGTTGGGGTGGCGTACCGTGTGTGCCGTTGAAATCGAAGATTACCCACGCAGAGTTTTACTGCAACGGCAAGCTGATGGACTCTTACCTAGATTCCCTATCTGGGACGACATCACAACATTCGACGGCAAACCTTGGCGGGGAAAGGTCGATGTCGTCAGCGGTGGATTTCCCTGTCAGGACATCAGCGTTGCAGGAAGAGGCGCGGGACTCGATGGGGAAAGATCAGGACTCTGGGGAGAAATGTCACGGGTCATTCGCGAAGTACAGCCCAGATACGCATTCATTGAGAACTCACCAGCACTCACTCTTCGAGGACTCGACAGAGTGTTGTGTGATCTTGCCCAGATGGGGTTTGATGCGCAATGGGGAGTGCTGGGACACGACGACTTCGGTGGGCAACATCGAAGGGAAAGAATCTGGATTGTTGCCGACTCCTCCAAAAAACCTTTTCAATCATTGGTCGAGCGCAAAGGCAAAGTATTTCAACGGTGGACTACGCAAGAGCGGTGTCAAGGTTGGATCGACTTTGTGGTGGGAGATGACGAAAGAACATCTCCATCTTGGCGGGTTAGAGGACAGAAAGACAATACCAGACCCATCATGTGGAGAAGTAGTGATGGGATGGTTAATGGGTTGGACAGAATTGCAGCCGTTGGAAATGGACAAGTTCCAAGAGTGGCAGCGGCAGCATGGCAATTACTAACAAAATAAATATGAAAGAAAACTAGATGCAAGCCGAACAAATAGCGCAAGCGCTTGGCAACGCAAGACGAGTGAACGGGCAATGGATGGCGAGCTGTCCTGTCAGCTCACACGGGCAGGGTAACGGGGACAGGAATCCAAGTCTTTGTGTATCTGAAACAGACGAAGGCAAGCCACTCTTCAAGTGCTTTAGTGGGTGCTCTCAGGAGTCGGTCTTCAATGCGGTCAAGGACTACGGTCTGCTCGATGATTTACCGAACCCGACAGACTTCTTGACCCAGATCAAGCCGTTACCGAAACCTCAAGAACCTGTGCTCGAACAGGAGTGGCACTACACCGACGAGGATGGGGTAGTACAGCACATAAAACAACGCTACAAGACCTTCGACTCCAAAGGAAAAACATACAAGCAGTACCGCGTGGACGAGAACGGTAGACGGCACGCGAGTATGACGGGTGCGAACATAGTCCCGTACAACCTGCCAGAGGTGGACTTTGCACGAAAAACAGGCAGAACTGTATTTCTCTGTGAGGGCGAGAAGGCAGCCGACGCTCTCAAGTCTTTAGGTGTGGTGGCAACCTGTACGCACAACGGTGCAAGTAATTTCCCAGAAGATGTGGTCAAGCACCTAGTCGGACTCACCATTGCGATAGTGCCTGACAACGATACGGTGGGCTGGGAGTACGCAAGGAAGGCAGTTGCAGCTCTCAAGTCGGTTACAAAAAGTATCCGAGTGGTAGACCTTGGACTCGACGAAGTAAAAGAAGACGCATACGAGTTTGTGCATAAGTATGGCGGGGACAAGGACAGGCTGGTAGACCTGACAAAAGCCACGCAAGCCATTGCATCTGAGTTAGATGTAACGACTCCTGCAAGATTGATTGGCGTTGCTGAGACACCAGTATCAGAAGAGTTGGAACTGCCACAAGTACCACTTCAACGCGAAGGATTCAAGCTCGAAGCGTGGGACGACATCGAGGACGAACCAGTTGAGTGGCTGGTGCAAGGTGTTATCCCACAGAGATCATTCGTCGCTTTATACGCACCGCCAGCGAGTTTCAAGTCTTTTATTGCCTTGGACATTGCGGAGTGCATCGCAACAGGCAGAGCATTCCTCGGAAACCAGATCAGCAAGCAGGGTGCGGTCCTGTACATCGCAGGTGAGGGTCATGGCGGTATCGGGTCAAGGATCAAGGCTCTCAAGACGCACCACAACACACCAGAAGGAACACCTGTCTATTTCCTCAGACGGCAAGTCAACCTGAGAAGCAGTCAGACAGACCTCAAGGACTTGGTGCAAGCCATTGACGACTTGAAGGCGATCCACGACATCAACTTTGAGATGATCATCATCGATACCTTGGCTAGAGCGTTTGGCGGTGGTAACGAGAACGCTAGTGAGGATATGGGTGCATTCATTACGGCTGCTGGCGCGATCCAAGGCAAGTATGAGTGCTCCTTATTGGTGGTGCATCACGCTGGTAAGGACGCAACCAAAGGACTCAGGGGTCACAGCTCACTACTCGGAGCAGTAGACACAGAGCTGGAGATTATCCGCATAGAAGGCGTTCAACCGCCAAAAGGAATACTCCACATCAGCAAGCAAAAGGACGGGGAAGACGGGCAGAGGATCGGATTCAAGATGGTCGAGGTCACTACTGGATCAAGTGGAATCGTGGACTTTGAAGGCGCATCCAGTCTGGCGGTTGAACCAGATGAGGAGATGGATACAGATCGTCCTAACCAAGCAATTCCTCCAAATAGGACAGGCGCTGGATTGAATCAACGGCTTGCGTTGTCCTGTCTGCACGACGCAATTAAGAAGTTTGGCGAGATGCAGGTGGTCGATGGGATGCGCAATAAGTGCATAAAGATTGATCAATGGAGGGACGAATTCAAGAAACGCATGGGCAGCGATGTCATGCCAGCAACGCTAAATAAGGCTTGGTATCGCGTCAAAGCCGATCTTGCTGATTTACAAAAAGTAATCATTTATGGTGAATTGTGCTGGGCTGTATATGCGGACGATGATGGCGCAAAATCATCTAATTCGGTGGTTGTGCAGATCAAGAAATGAGTGTGGACAAATGGACATATCAAGGACAAATGGATGGACAACCAAAAATCCATTTGTCTATGCCAAAACGATGGACAGATGGGGTGTGTGTGTATGTAATACACACCACCTGTCCATTGTGGCAATGCGTCCGATTTGGTTATTTTTAAAAAATGGAGTTGTCTATGGTTAAGAAGAGTTTGAAGAAAGTTGTTGGTGGTCTAAAACAGCCAGATTTCCCTATGAATACTTTTGAGGTATTTATGAATTCGAGGTTGATTGAGCTGTCTGTGGTCAAGCGTGAGCACGAAAAGCGTTGGGGCATCAATCGCTTGATCGAGTTGGTGGACTCAGAGTTTCGGATCAAGGTATGGAGACAGGCTGAGAGAGTGTTCGAGGCTTCGGTGTCCAGAGATGAGGTGAAGTTGGACAGAGCTGTCGGAGGAATGATCAAGGCTTATGCAGCGCTCGAAGCGTGGGCTGTCGAGAACGGTGTGTCTGAGATGCCAGCAATAGTTGCAGTCGAACATGAGATGCAAGACGGGTCGGTGATGGTGGTGGTTGGGACACATCACGACGCGACGCTGTACCAACAGTTCAGACCCGATGTCCAGAATCGTCACATCTGGACGATGGAAGAGCTGGAGTTGATCATGGACTCGCCAGTCATCAAGGACACCATGAAGATCAAAGCGTTGATGCCTTGTGCTGCGATGGTCAGACTGGACAAGGATGCGAAGGAGTTTCCGATGGGTGGTGCGACAGGCTTTGATGATGTCAAGTCGGACGAGCTGGAGGCTTCGTCGTTGCCAAAGGTGTTCGATACCAGCAAGATGCGCAAAAATACGGCTAATCGGGCTTTGGAGGAGATTTAGATGGCTGGAAACAAAAAGAAGGTTCACGACATTGCGTTACTGAACACGCTGCCGATTGAGCAGATCACCAATATGTTTGAGGCGGGAATGAGCGAGACGAGGATATGTGTGGCGCTCGGTGTCAGCAAGAAGGCGCTGACCGAATGGATGGACTCACCAGCGCAAGAAGGCTTCTTGTCTCGCGTGCGTGCGCGAGCAGCCGATCATATCGTAGGTCAGATGATCGAGATTGCCGACGATACAGACATCGAGGAGGTCAACAAGGCGCGTCTGCGCGTCCAGACGAGGCAATGGGTGGCAGAGCGCTGGAATCCAGCTTCATACGCCCAGAATAAGATGCCATCGGTGCAGGTCAACTTGTCTGGCATGAGGCTCGACGCATTGCGACGCATTGAGGTGGTTGAGGACATATCCACAGAAAACAGCGCGAAGTTGTCCTAGTTGTCCACAGTTGCGTGGAAACTGGCGAAGTTATGCACAAAAACGCTTACAAACCTGTGGATAACAGCAAAATAACTTTACATAATGAACATAGTGTTAAGTAGAAATATACGACAATATGCGTTTATCTAGTATTCATGCGCCATGCTAGGAGAGTGGTCACTTACTAACCGATTCTGCCTGACTGATTAGGGTTTACCCCCCCCTTCGATCTGCGCGACGGGGCTGGCTGAAACTGCACCCCGACAGATACCGAACCCACACC